CGCAGAATAAATGCGCCTGATATTGATGATGCTAACGGTGACTTTCAATATAAAACTGGTGAAACTGACACAGTTACCCAAGCACTATTTCCAGGAGGCACAAGCACATTTTTACCAAAAATTACTAATGCCGCATTTTTAGCTAATAAACTAAGTGTAGTTGAGTTAAAATCAAATATCAGTGGTGTAAATATTACATCTCCCGCTACTCCTACTCAAAGTTATAATTTACCATTAACTGGTGGTAATTTAACAATTAGTAATAATGTTAGTTATTTAACTCCTGCAGTTATTGGTGTAGTTAACCAACCAGCTACTTATTTTGCTGGAACACGTGCAATTAGTGGTAGTATGACTGCTTACTTACGGGTTGGAGCTAACGAAACTGCTGGTTTACTAGGTAATTTGTTAGCAAATGCTACCACAGATGTAGATCCAGCTTTCTATATTAAAATAGCAATAGGAGGTACTGCTGCTACTGATCGTGTAGAAATTGAAATGCCTGCTGTAGTCCTAACAATTCCTACAATTGCTACTGAGCAAGTTATTAGTACAACTATTAATTTTACAGCTCAAGGTAAGAGTGGAACTACTGGTGCTGAATATTTTGATCTAACACAAGCTAATGAAATTAATATAAAATATTACGCGTAAATTTTATTAACCGAGACCGGTATAGTACCGGTCTCACTAACCTTAAGAACAAATGGCAGATCTTAGTTTAAAATCATTATTAGTACCCTCTAAAAGTATTGAGGTAGAATACCCTGGCATGCCGGGTTTTACAGTTAGTTTAGCTTTTTTAAGTCGTGAAACTGTTATTAATATTCGCAAAAAAGCAACTAAAACAACATTTAAAAATCGTCAAGCTCAAGAAGAGTTAAATGATGAATTGTTTCTACAACTATATGTAGAAAATGCCGTAAAGGGCTGGACTGGTTTAAAAATCAAATATTTAGAACAGCTGGCACCTGTAGATGTAAGCAAACTAGATCCAGAAGACGAGCTAAACTACAGTGCAGAAAATGCACTTTACTTAATGAAGAATTCTAGTGATTTTGATAGTTTTATTAGCGAGCAGGTCAGTGACTTGGGAAACTTTTCGAAGAACAGCTCCAAAGCGTAGAGCAACAATTAACTAATTACTTTCAAAATCAACAAGTGTCTATGACACGCGAACGCTACCTAGAGATGTGTGAACTTATGGGTAGCGAACCAGTAGAAAGCGAGATACCAGTAGAATTTGAAGACTTTCCAATAGATGTACAACAAGCAGTTTTAGTATATCGTATGCTTAAAGACGAATGGGAAGGTTTTAATGGACTATACTTAGGCAAGAGCTATATAGGTCTTACAGAAGTTCTAGACTATATGGAGATTGATATTAGTGATAGAAAACTGGTAGTGCAGCTTATAAAATTAATAGATAATGTTAGAAGTGATCAACTAGCAAAACAACGAGAACAACAAAAGCCCACTAGTAGTTAAACAGTGGGCTTTTTTGTTGCAAAAAATTTTTGTATTTGACATTTTAAAACCCTTGTGGTATACTTGGTGTAATCTAGCATAAAACGTGCTAACTGAAAAAATTCACCTGGAGTTGCTATGGCAGGTAATCGTATAGATATTAATCTTAGTGTACAGGATCAGGGCAAGACCCTGCAAAATCGCACTAATGATGCTAAAAATTTAAATAAAGAACTAGAGCGTGCACAGAACCTAATAAGTGGCACCAAAACAGGCAATCAGGCAGCTCGTCGCGCAGGGCTTACTCCAGGTATGGAAGGCCCAGAAGTACGCGACTATAATGTTTCACGTGGCGTTAGTGGCGGCGGTGGGGCTAGTGCCAGAGATTTTGCAGACCAAGCACGTGGACTTGGTGGATTAGTTCGTCTATACGCAACCTGGGCAGCCAATATATTTGCAGTTAGTGCAGCTTTTAATGCACTGCGTGATTCTATGAGTACTGAAATGATGGTACGTGGATTAGATCAACTAGGTGCAGCAAGTGGTATGGCAATGGGTGGTATTGCCAAAGATTTTGCTCGTGCTAGTGATGGTGCGATTAGTTTGCGCGAAGCTATGGAAGCTACTGCTAAAGCTATGAGTAGTGGTATGAGTCAGCAACAGTTTATGCAACTAGGTGCCGTAGCTAAAGGTGCAAGCCAAGCACTTGGTATAAATATGAGTGATGCGGTTAGCAGATTAACTCGCGGTATTACAAAATTAGAGCCAGAACTATTAGACGAATTAGGTATTTTTACTAAAGTTGGAAAAGCTACAGAAGATTATGCTCGTAGTATAGGTAAAGCAGAAGCACAACTAACTGATTTTGAACGCCGTCAAGCTTTTGCTAATGCTGTACTTAAAGAAGGAACTGAAAAATTCGGAGCTATTGCACAAGAAGCCAACCCTTACGACAAATTATTAGCTGAACTTAAAAATACTGCTCAAAATATACTATCAGTAGTTAATGCACTAATAACACCCGTAGTTAAACTACTAGCAGATAATACTAATTTAATTGGTGCTGCAATTGCGCTAGCTGCTTTTAAATTAACAAAGCAAGCACTACCAGAATTAGGTAGATGGCAAAAGGGTTTAAAAGATGCTGCTGAAGATGCCAAAGAACGTGCCAAACAAATAAACTCTGCTTTTCAGGAAGCTTTTGTAGAAAAAAGTGAAGCTGCTGCTGGTATTCCAGGTTTAAAGAAAAATGTAGAACAAGCCAAAAAAGATCTTCAGTACGCACAGCGAGAACTTGCTGGCGTAACAAGTGATAAGCGTACTACAGGCAGTGGCTGGTTTAAAGAAGCTACTACAGCTGAAGTATTAAGTGAAAAAACGCTAACTAAGTTGCAAGAAGATCAAGCTCGTTTATCAACAAGTAATGTAGAAAGTAAAAAACGTCAGGGCTTAGCATCAGAAAAATTATTATCAGCACAGCAGAATTTAATAAAAGCTGAAAAAGAACTAGAAAAAGCCAGCCAAAATGTTGGCGATAGTATGGAGCGCCGCGCTAGAATAGGCAGTGAACTTTGGCAGCGCGAAGAATTACTACTAAATGCTAGATCAAAAGCTGCTCAACTTGATATACGTAGTAGAGTAGGTGAAAATGTTGATAAACTAGGTTTACTTGGTGGCATAGGTGCATTGATTGATGAAACCAAAGCTAACAAGGATATTAGTACTCTTGGAAAGATTAAAACAGTTGGTGTAGGAAGCTTTACTGCTATATTTAGAGCCGCTGAAATTTTAATGAGCTCACTAGGCAGAATGTTTAATATTGTAGCCATTGGCTATACCGCCTTTGAACTATTAGATTCTATGCTTAGTACTAATAGTAAAGCTGCCAAAGAATTTACCGAAAAATTAGGACAATTAGAAGAAGCTAACAAAAATGCTGCGCTTACTGCTGAAAAATTTAAAAATAGTTTAAGCAGTGAAGCAATTATTGCTTACTCAAATAGTTTTAGTAATTTAACTAAACAACTAAGTGATACAATTCAAGGCTTAAAAGATCTTGAAAGAGAATCAAATCGGTGGGATAATTTTTTAGACAAACTTGCAGATTGGACTATTGGGTTTGATAGTAGAAATGAAAAAGCTGGTAAAGAAATAGGCAAAACTATAGAAAATGCTATTAAATTAGCGCCAGTTGGTCCAGCCAGAGATACACTAGAGAAAAAGTACCGAGAAATATTAGGCATAGATAAAAAACTACCAATTAATGCCAGAACAGTTGCCAAAGCACTAGATAGCATTAGTGATGCAAAGTTTGATATTACTATGGATGCTGTAGAAAAAGCCACTAATGAAGCAAACAAAGAGTTTGGTAGTGCTAATAAATTATTAAGTGGTTTAAAAGATGCGGCTGATGCTAATACAAAAGCATTTCAAAATTTGTCAAATAGTGTAACAGATAAATCTCCACTACAGGAATTTTTAACCAGTAGTATTAGATTAAGTGGACAATTAAGCGCTGCTTTATCCGACCCAAATAATTTAAGTAAACTAGGTGCAGCAGCATTTATTGATAAAATAGAATCTGTAAAGGGACTTAATCCAGCACTATTACAAGATTTTAGTCAAGCAACCTTAGAGTTTGAAAAATTAAATATACAAGCTGAAGATTACAGAAAAACAATCTTTGAAGCACAAGCTAAATTACGTGAACTACCTGCTGCACGCGGTGAAATAGGTAAAGAACTACAGTCTCGTGGTGGGTTTGCAGCCGACATAGTTAAAGGTAGTCGTAGAGAAGATCCACAAGAAATTCTAAGACGACAACTGCAGCAAACTATATCAACAGCAGAAACTGAACTTCAAAAAATAACTCCTGAATTGTTAAATATTCAAGATAAAATTCGTGTAGTATTAGAAAAAAGCGCACAAGATTCTGTTGATAAATTTATAAGTACAGCTAAATTAGGGCTTAGTAAACTACAAGTTCAAGCTAAACAAATTGTTATTGAACTAGTTCCTGAAGCAAGAACTGTAGAAACTATTCAAGAACGCATGCGTTTAGAAAAAGAAGCTATTGAAGTAGAGCGTCGTTTAGCTAGTATACAATTAGATTTAGTATTGGAAGAAAAACGAAATACTATAGCACTAGAATCTTTAAGATCCGAATTTGAACTAACCAGACTTGCCGAAGAAATGAAAAAAGGCAATATTGAAGAAGATGTCGGTGCAAAACGGCAACAAGAGTTAAAAGCTGTAATTAAAACAAATGAAGATATATTAAAAGCAGCAAGCGGCGGTAGTAGAGGTATAGAAGCACTAATGCGTGATCCAGTATCAGCATCATACCGCGAACAATTAACACAAATGCTTGGTTTAATTACTGCTAAAGACAAAGCCAACCAAGAAGCTCTAAATAAAACACTACAATCAGAATTTAAGGGCAGGATAGATCAATTATCTCTTGTATTTCAAGCAAAAGCTAAGTTGTTACAAGATACATATAATAGTATCGCTATAAGTACTAATATATTAGCAAGTGGTCCAGAAGCCGAAGTGTTTAAAGAAGAGATGCAACTTGTATTACAAAGATTAAAAGATCAAGAAAAATTACTAGATTTTGAAAATACACTGGGAGCCCTACAAATAAAGCTAGAAGCTACACGAAGAGTAGGTGGTAAAACAGGTGTAGTAGAAACTGAAATTGAAGGTGTAAAAGCTAAACAGCAAATTCAAAAACAACAGCAAGAAGAAGCTGAAAATATAAGAAAAGCTGCATTTGAACGAAGTAAGTCAATTAAATTATTAGAGCGCGAAACAGAAATAAGTATACAGCTACTAAATATTAGCAAAGAGCGTATAAGAGGTACAACAATAGGTGCAGAACAACAACGAGTAGAATTAGATAGACGTGTTAGAAAACTTGAACAAGATTTAAATACTGCTCGCCGAGACAAAGACTTAGCAGAAGCTAGAGATGCTGCATCTAGAGCACAAGCTCAACTGGCACAAATTGGGCCAGGAGATTTAGAAGATATGAGCGAAGCTGAGAGACTTAGGTACGAGGCTCTTCAGGGAAGCGTAAAATATGCTGAAAGATTAACAAAAGTTTATGCTCAACTTGGTATGTTGGCAACATATGCTGAAAATTCTAAACGCTTTAGTGAAGATATAGACATTGCTATAAAAGGTATTGAACAATATAAAATACAACTAGAAGCTGTTAGAATTATTGAACAAGCTCGTGAACAAGTAACAATAGATGCTTTAAACGATGAAATAAAGCTACAAGACTATAGACTTGAAAGAGCGCGTGATCAATATAAAATTACTGATGATCAATATAAAACGGAAAAATTAAGAGCAGAATTAAGAAAAATTGACGCTGATTTAGCACAAAAACTAGCACAAAATACCTATGAGTTAGCTATAGCCGAAGCAGAATTAAAACGAGTCAGAACCCAAGAAGGTCCTGCAACGGCAATAGATTATGTATCTGGTGACGTATACGAAACTGACAAATCTCCTGAAGAAAAACGCGCACAAGCCAGAGTTAATGCACTTAAAATTAGTCGTCAAGGTTTTGAGGATGCAGCTAGTAGGGCTAGATCTTTTGCCGAAGAACAACTGCAAGTGTTTACTAGAGAAGAATCCTATGGACAAGCATTTATCAAAATGTTTAAAAACATGGAAGACGCGATAGTAGAATTTACACAAACTGGGAAATTTAGTTTTAAAGGCATGGTTAATAGTTTTTTACAAGACTTACTGCGTTTTGAAACTAATAGGTTAATGCGCAGTTTACTATCTGGACTAGGAGGTAGCGAAAGCTTAGCTACTGGTCTAATTGGTGGAACAAAATCTATATTAAGTTTATTTGGTTTTGCCGGCGGCGGCGTAACTAATATTGGTAAAATGGCTAAAGGTTATGCAATGGGTGGTATTGTTGATAAACCTACGTTATTTACTTTTGCTAATGGTGGCACAACTAATTTAGGTGTTGCAGGCGAAGGTAAATATTCAGAAGCTATTGTTCCTCTACCAGATGGTAAGAGTATACCAGTTGTTATGAATGGAAAATCACCTCAAATAAGCATATCTGTAAATAACTATGGCAAAGAACAAGTAGATGTAAAAGAAACTACTGACGGCCGTGGTAATCCTAGTATAGAATTTACAATAGGTAATATGGCTGCAGGTGAGTTAAGTAAAACTAATAGCGCAATGCAGCGAAGCTTTACTAATGCTTTTGGCATTAGGCCTATGGTAGGAGCACGATAATATGGCAACAATAAATTGGCCTAGTAGTTTACCACAAAGTCCTCAAAAGGATTTTACAGAAAATATTGGTGTAAATATTATCCGTTCACCTATGGATGCTGGACCAGCAAAACAAAGACTACGTAGTCGCAGACCTACTACAATGAATCTTAGTTTTATTATGACAACTGCACAAACTCAAGCACTAGAAACTTTTGTAAATACTACCATATTGGGTGTACGACGTTTTAATTTTGTACACCCAAGATTGGGTACTAGTGTTGAGTGCAGGCTAGTGCCGCAAGGAGACGGACAATTTTTTTCGCTGCAATATCGTGCGCCAGGCTACTGGCAAACTAATTTACAATTTGAAATATTACCATGAGTAGACTAAATAGCTTATCTGCATCAGCAATACGTGCCATGTTCTCGTCTGAAACAGACGAGCAGTTAATCACGCTTTTAACAATTAAAGATCCTGATGGTGGTACAGATGATGTAAGATTGGCTGATAGTTTTACTGGCAGACTGACAGGTTCAGTAACAAACTGGACAACTCAAGAGCTAGAGACTATAGAAGGCTACACTGATGAAAGTGATGTAATTTATGGTGTTACATTTGCTGGTGATGATTACTGGTTTATACCCATGCAAATTAATTTACCTACTGAAGAAGAAACAGGAGTTGGTAATTTAACTATAAATATTAACTATGTTACTCCAGAAGCCATTGTATTGATTAGAAAATACCTAGTTAAACCTACTGAAGTAATAATTAGTTTAGTTTTATCAAGCAAACTAACAGGACCTGCTGAAGTAGTATTTCCTAAATTCTATATTGTAGCAGCAACTTATAGCGCAGAAAGTATACAACTACAACTAGAAATGATTAATTTTACCAGAGAACCATTTCCTAGTTTTACCTTTTCACCATTATATTTTCCGGGGTTATTCTAATGAATTATGATAAATATATTGGTTTACCTTATCAAAATAATGGTAGAGATATAACTGGTATTGATTGCTGGGGCTTGGCAAGATTATTCTATAAAAATGAATTAAATATTGATTTACCTAGTTATGTAGAGTTGTATGATGGCAGCTACGACCCTAAGGCTGTAGCTGCCATTAATTATTATAAAGATAATTGGACTAAAGTAGAAGCGCCACAAACAGGTGATCTATGCTTGTTTAACATAATGGGTGAGCCTAGTCATGTAGGCGTTTACCTAACTAACAATAAGTTTTTACATAGTCGTGATGGCAAAGATAGTGTTATTGAAGCACTAGATAGCCCTATGTGGTTTAAACGACTAGCAGGATTTTATCGATACACAGAAAAAAGTCCACTAGCTGTATATGGCAGCCCACATCCACTACAGTGGAATCAAGCTGTAGAGTTTGCACAGCCTGGTACTAATTGCCAAGCTTTTGCAAATTATATTGCAACAAAATATAGTCTTAGTAGTGGCTTTGCTAAGCAATTAATTATTACTATAAATGGTATACCAGTACCACAAGATCGCTGGAACACTACCTATTTTGAAAAAGATCAAGTAGTAAACTACAAGATTGTAGCACAGGGTCGCCAAGGAGCACGAACTTTAGCTACTATTGCAGTTATAATTGCTGCCTACTATTTTGGTGGCATGTTAGGAGAAGCCCTATTTGGTACTCCAACAGCAGCAACTATAGGGGGAATTGATGTAGCGGTTATTTCAACCCCTGCTTGGGCAAAAGTAGCCGGCACACTGGCTATACAATTTGCTGGCATGGCACTTGTAAATGCAGCTTTTCCTATAAGGCCACCAAAAGATCCTGGACAAGCTATACCAACTAATATGTTTGCTGGTACTCAAAATCAAGCAAATCCGTTTGGTGGAATACCGGTTGTGCTTGGAAAAACTCGTGTAACTGGACTGCTAGGTGCTACACCATACCTAGAAACTTTAAGTACAACTAGCTTATTACACTTAATAATTATTTGGGGATTTGGCCCACTATGGGTTGATACAGAAAGTATCAGTGTTGGTTCAACAAAAATTACTAGCTTATATCATGATCGAGCACTAGCTTACAATCGTCCAGTACAGTTTACACTAGCTGGTACTGATGTAGAAACTAGCTGGGAAACAAAAACATTTAATGAGTTTTACCCTAGTGATGTACAACAACTGCCAGCTAGCCCAGTAGAGCTTATTAATAATAGTACTACTGGTAATCCGTGGACAACGGTTACATTTACACAACTAGCAACAAGTATACGTGTAGCTATTAACTTTCCCGAAGGGTTACGTATGATAAATACGGAAAGCGGTGATAGTTATGCACATACTGTAAAATTTGCCATAGCAATATATCCTAGTACTTTTGGAGATCCTGGCAGCACTACTGATAGCAGTGCCAATCAAAACATTAAACGCTATAGTGTAAACGAATCAACTATATTTTCATTAACCGCACCTGGAAGCATTAGCATACCTAGTGGAGACGGTGCTGACACTAGCATTAGCCTATACAGAAAATGGATAATAGCACTAGAGCCTAATGCAGGCTTAAAGGTGTTTCCAGGTAGTGTGTCCGATGTTCTAGGAAACACAAGTAGTTACGATTTAACTACTGCATTACAATATTCTTCATATTCTTCACTGTTAGGTATTCAGAACTCACTATTATTTGAACCTGCTGTACCCAGCAATTGTTTAAAATTACATGAAATTATTATGGGACCTGGTGGTACGTTTACCCATAATAGCTTTTTAGGTAGTTTTGTTAATCAAGGTACGGTTAGTGGTTTAACACTAACATATGCTAATGAAATTTTAAACGGCGAACCAACTGGTGGAAAACTAATAACAGTTGCCAGTGGTTATATAGAGTCTAGTACCACAAATAGCCCAGCAATAGAAACAGATGAGTTAGTATTTAGCGGTAGAACAGATTTGCCAAATGCTGTAGCAGTTACTAACACTAGTAATGTTTGGGCAAATGAATTCTTACGAAATAATGCTGTATGGGCTAGCACAACTACCACAGACCCTAATTCGGGGCAACCAAATACAAACTTATATATAGATCAAACTAATGTTGTATTTCCATATAGTGGATATTATACTATAGATCTTGCAGCCGATAATTGGGCTGAAGTATATATTAATAATGTACAGAAATCTTCTACTGCTAATAGTTTTAAAGAAGATCAAGAAGGTGGTATAGCTGTAGGCACTGTAAGAAATCAAGTTTTTGTTAGCGCAGGAACTTATCCTGTAAAAGTAGTAGGCAGAAATAGAAGTGGTGATCCGCAACCAAATCCTAGCCTACAGAACAGTAACAGGGGAGTAGCTTGCGTTATTAGATTTTATTGGGACGGAGTTTATAACGTTAATTTAAATCGTGGTTGGGAACTAAAAGTAGAAACTAGAAACGAAAAAGATGGCTTTAATGTTATCTATGATTTTCCTAATTTACCAAGAGATAACTATATTGTGCGGGTAAAGCGCCTAACAGCTGATAATACAAGCGCAGGAAAAACACAGTTTGCACATAAAGCTTATTTATATGCAATTACTGCTAGTGACACAACAGTAGCTCCATTAAATCCGCTGCCCACAAGAACCTGGACAAATATACTCAATGATAGTGGTACCCTTACTCAACAAATTACTAATAAACGCAACTTAGCAAGAACAGCTATAACAGTACAAAGTACTAATAAAGTCAATGGTACTTTAGAAGGCGTTAATGCACTAGTACAAACAATGGCACTAGACTGGGACACTGCTAGCGGTACATGGATACTAAGAAAAACTAGTAATCCGGCCAGTTTATTTAGGTATGTTTTACAGCATACTGCCAATACCTACCCAGTTAGTGACAATGAATTAAACCTATCTGCTTTGCAGGAGTGGCACGAATTTTGTAATCAAGTTACAACCATAAAGCCTAAATTTGAGTATAACAATGTTTTAAACAGCACACAAAGTTTAATGGAAGTATTAAAGGATATAGCCGCAGCAGGTATGGCTAGCCCTACTTTTGTTAATGGTAAGTGGAGCGTGGTAGTAGATAAACCTCGCAGTTATACAGTACAGCATTTTACGCCACACAATAGCTGGGGCTTTAGCAGTACTAAGTCCTTAGTATTTATACCAGATGCTTTTAGAATTAGTTTTCCAAATGAAGTTAAAGCATATCAAGCCGACGAAATAGTTGTGTATAACTATGGCTATGCCGAAACTAACGGATATATTGTTACAGCACCAAGCTTTATTAGTGGTAATACTTATAAAATAACTTATTTAGGCAACACTAACTGGACTGCTATAGGATATAATGGAACACCACAAATAGGTGGTACTTTTGTTAAAAACGGCACTGCTGCAACTGGTCTAGGACGTGCTTTTAGTACACAAACTCATACTGTTAGTAGTACAGTTAGACAAGTAGAAGCAGCACAAAAATTTGAACAACTAAGTTTACCTGGTGTAACAAATGCAAATCAAGTAAGATATTTTGCACGCTGGCATCTAGCGCAGCTTAAGTTACGCCCAGAAATTTATACTATAAATGCTGATTTTGAGTATCTTGTTTGTACACGCGGAGATTTAGTTAAGGTAACGCACGACGTACCTCTTTGGGGTAGTGGAAGTGCTAGAATTAAATCGGCTACAGGTGTTGACAATAAGGTAATATTTTTAACAGAAAAAATACTATTTAATTCCTCAAAAGTATACCACATATTGATTAGAAAAAATCCTGCTAGTTCTCCTAGTGTTCCAGGCATAACGGCTGTGCCTACTGTTAAAGCAACTATAGTTCCAGCAGTTTATAATTCAGTACTACAAGAATATGAAGCAGCTACTACCAGTGATTACTATGATATTGTTAAAATAACTACAGTATTAGAAGGTACATATAATTATATAACTACAAGCCCAGTTGCTACAACAAGCTATGTAGAACCAGACAATCTAGTAATGATTGGTGAAGAAAATAAGGTAACACAGGAATTAATAGTATTAGGTATTCAACCTACTAATAATACTAGTGCAACCCTAACACTAACAGATTACAGCCCAGAAATATATACCAAAGACTTAGACGACGAGCATATAGCATTTAATGCTAATATTACACTAGAAAACTTAGATATAGTTAAGCGAACTATTACTAAACGTCCTACTATTATTGATGTAAGTAGTAGCAGTGGATTAAGTTCACAAGCAGCCACGGGAACATTTATTAATACAACTATTATTACTTTTAGTAATCCTGTAGGTTTACCACCGGTTGCAACTACTATTGAAGTAGAAGTAATATTAGGCGATGCTGTATTTGATAATAATACACCTAGAAACCCATATTATACAGATAAGCAGTCAAGTAGTATTAGTATACTTGGTTTAACTACTAATATGATTTATAAAACACGAGCTAGATATACTAATAATGAGAAGAGTGTATTTGGACCTTGGAGCGATGTTTTTACTTTCCAAGTAGCTGGAAAAAGCATTAATCCTTTTAATGCTAGCGATATAACTATTACTTTACAAGGTACAAAAATTATAGTTAAACCAATTGTAGCTAGTGGTGTAGCTATACCGGCAGACCATAGTCACTATATTATTAAACTATATAGAAATAGTAGTTCAATAACTCAAGATTTTTGGTCAACAGTAGACCCTGCTAATATGTTAGAAGTAACAACAACGCCAAGCCAAGGAACAGCTACATTTGATCTCCTAGAAAAAGCTTCTAATGGCGTATATAAGTTAGCTGGTCAAAGAATCTCTGCTACAGGTATTAACTATAGAATTGCTTGCAGAGCTGTTAATAATACAGGAAATTATAGTAGTACAAGTGTACTAGGTAGTATAAAGATTAAGACGATACAGTAAGGATTAAATATGTCAGCAACATTAAATCCAGGCTTTAAGCAACTATATTTATATTTGACTAAGCCTACCAATGCTATAGATATAGACGATGATAGCACCATAGGAAATCAACAGGCTATAGATAATAGCGTACGTGAAGATTTAATTGGCCTAAAAGTTTGGGCTAGCACTCAGCAAAACTTTGATGCTAGCCAAACTCAACCGGTGTATGATGGAGTATTTAATACTACTACAGCTATTCAAAACTTAGCGGATAACACTACTTATTATGTAAGATATGCATTTATTAGTGCTATTGATGAAACCGTTTATACTATACTACCTGCTACTAATCCACTAAGTGAAAAAACACTAGACACTAATAGTGGTTTTACTGCTTATTTAACACATGATCCAATTGAAATAGTAACAGATGAACTAGGTAATAATCCAGTATTTACAAATAATACTGGAACATTTAAAGTTTATGATAACACAGCAGATGTAACAGGTAATAGTAGTCTCGTAACTTATAGTGTAGTAGCAAATAGTTCAACAGGCGGTGTAGTTGCAACAATTAATGCACAAGGTGTGTATACTATAACAGCTATTACAGATTTAACAGGAACTATTACCTTACGAGCTACTGCTGCACAAATTGCAGGAGTTTATGTAGACAAAATATTAAATGTAGCCAAACGTAGACCTGGTCAAACAGCTCCATTAGTAACTATTACTGGTACTGGATCATATTTTGTTGAAATAGCTAATGGTGGTGGTAAATACCCTGGTAGTTATACTTGGTCAGCTACTACAACTAATATTACTAGTCCACAATATACTTGGTATTTTGGTAGAACTAGTCAAGGTGCACTAATACCTGTAGAGGGTACTGGTGCCGGGTATACGGGTGGAGTACTTACAGGCTTATCATTAAACGGTAGTAAAAACGAAGTAACTATACAAAATTCAGTATTTAATAATCTAACTCCACCACAAGAAAAATTATTAAAAGTAGTAGTTACTAGTGGTGTTCAAGGTACAAATGTTAATGTATTTGATCAAGAAAGTATATTCTACTTACAAGAGGGTAGCGATGCACTTGCAATAGATTTGGTAAATGGAAACCAAACTATTAGTTTAGACAAAGATGGTAATATTATTTCACCAACTAATATTCTTAGTCAAATATTAGTTGCTAGAGGTACTGACCTTGTTACTACTAATATTACATATGCTATAGCAGCTGTTGAATATATTACTAGTAATCAAATACAGCTTACTAGTGCCGGAGCTATAACAATACCTAGCAGCGCCGTAACAGCAGATAGTGCTAGTGTGACTTTTAGTGCAACTGTAACTAATCCTGACAGTACCACTACTACTTTAACTAAGAAACTAACACTTAATAGAGTACGTGATGGTCAAACCGGAGCTACAGGTACAAATATTAGTGTACAACTAACTAATGATTATCATGCTATACCTACAACATCTACAGGTGTTATAGGTACTTATCTAGGTGCAAATACTACTTTAGAAACCTATATAAATGGTATATTACAAACTACAGGATTTACTTATTATGTTAGTGGTTTACAAAATGTAAAGTATCGTGATAATGATGATACTAGTGATCGAACTGCTACAGGTGTTATTAATGGTTTAATTAGTAGCTTTCCTTTACAAATAGTAGAATTAACAGCAGATAGTGGTACTATAGATATTACTGCTAAACAAAATAGTGATAATCAAGTTTTTACTAAAACCTTTACAGTTAGTAAAAATAAACAGGGTGTACAAGGTAATGATAGTATAATTTATGAACTACGAGCAAGTACGAGTGCTATAGGTAAATATAGTATAGATCAAACTACAGATGGTACACATACACCTAGTACAGTTAATTTTACTGTTTATAAAACTATTGGAAATCAATTACCACAGATATTAAATGATCAAAGTCTATACTATATTAAGTGGACTTCTGCTCAAGAACCAGCAAATAATGATAGTAACGCCTTGCAATTGCCAAGTAGTGGTGTAATAACACATGCTATAGGTAATACTGATGATATAGCTCATGTATCCGTAAAACTATTAGTTAAAAATAGTGCAAACAATTATACACAAATTGATAGAGAGGAAATTCCTGTTGTATTTAGAGGAGCACCAGGGTTACCTAGTGTAGCAATTAATTTAAGCAATGATAGTCACCCACTACCAATTGATAGTTCAGGATCTGTATTAAGCTACAGTGGTGCAACAACTACAGGTAGCATTAATTTAGGTGGAGTTGATAAAACTGGTGAGTGGACTTGGACAATAGATTTATTAAGTAGTAATTTAGGTACAGGTGGTAGTAGTGGTATTACAGCAAATATAGTTGGTAGCACAGTTACAGTTAGTGGTGTAACCTCTAATTTTCTTAGTGGTATAGTAAGATTAAAAGCTAGTAAAATAGGATACTTAGACTCCTATAAAGATTTTTCTATATCAAAGATTAAAGCTGATATATATTATATAGAATTAACAAATGATGAACACTTTTTTAGTGCAGATTTAAATGGTAATGTTACTGATTTTACTGGTGCTACAACTACAGCAACAGTTAAACTTGGAGGTATAGATGATTCAGCTAACTGGAGTTTTAGTACCCCAGTAGTTACTAGTGGTATAACTATATCAGTTAGTAATAATAATAGAACAGTTACTGTTATAGGTCTTACTTCATCATTTAGAACCGGATCAGTAACTTTTACAGCTACTAGTGGAGTCAAGACATTAACAGAAACTTTTAGTTTAGTTAGTATTTTGCAAGGGCCTAAAGGCGATCAAAGTACTGTTCCAGGCAGTGATGGAAAAATAGGTTTAATTTCTAAAATAGCTTATTTAAAACTTACACAACAGGATAAGTTATTAACTATAACTACTGCTACAACTACTGGGGCTAATAGCGTTCCAACCGGTACATATACTAATGCAAGCAACACGTCAACTACTGCTACATTTAGTCAAACAGTACCCACATCTATTGAAGTAGGTGATGTAGTTTGGTACGCTTATGGTAGATATAATCCAAATACAACAACTCTTGACGGAGTAGCTGCTGGTACGATTGTTTGGGATCAGCCTATTGCAGCCAGTGTATTTCAAGATATTAAAAGCGATAATTGGCAAGCTAGCACCGGCTTTGATGGAAGTACGCCCACCGGCGGAATTTTTACTAGTGCAACAGGATACTATTTAAATAAAACTGAAGGTAGTCTTTATGCTACTAGGGTATATTTAAGAAAAGAAACATCAGTAGACGCTATCAGAGCTCTTGGTAGCAGTGTAACTATTAACACGAATCCTCAGGTTATTAATACCGGCACCTATACTACAATTAAAAGTACTATAGGTGCTATTTATAGTGGTCAAGCAGAGGCCGCTTATAATAATGGTATAATACGCGCTACTATGTTTGCAGGAACAAATTATGATGCTAGCGTTGCCTGGAATGTAGGACTAGTTGTACAATCTAAAGGTACTCCAACTGGACCTACTAGTGAAGGTACTAATCAAGGAACGGATAATAATATTGGCATAGTATCTTCTGCTACAAAATTTGGTGGATATTTTGAAACAACTACTGTTACAGGCACAGGCCTTATAGCTAAATATACAAATGCTGAAACTCCTGTTAAAGCTAATGGCGGCTATGCACTATGGGTAGAAGGAAATATGCGATGGGGTTCTAGCGTATGGACAATACCTCCAAATGATAATACAAAATTTCTTCGTAGCGACGGTGAGTGGGCAACTGCAGGAACGCCTAGTGGAGGAAATAGTGCTAATTTTTTACGTGGTGATGGTCAATGGACTAACGTACTACTAGGCGATTTATATGTTAGTGGTGAAATTACCGCATATTATTCCTCTGATATAAGCCTAAAAACAAATATCAGAAAGATAACTAATCCCCTAGAAAAATTATTATCTTTAGGTGGATATAACTTTGACTGGGCACAAGATTACCTTAAAAAACGTGATAGTAAAAGTGGTTTAATTAAAACTAGTGATGTAGGTATAATTGCTCAAGAAGTACAAAAAGTTATGCCAGAAGTTGTAGTAACTAGAGAAGATGGTATGTTAGCAGTAAATTATCATAAATTAATTCCACTTATTATTGAAGCTATAGCAGAACTCAATAATAAAATAGATAGTAAACAAGGAAAGTAGATGAGTAATAATTATACTAAACAACAAGGTCCAATAGGATATGCTTGGCTAGAACCATTAAATTTTAATTTTGGGCCTATCGAAAACACTATGCGATTTTATGTTATTGAACAACAAAAAGTTGTAATAGATAATAATGGCAATACAGTAAATACTGGGCAAAATTATGTTGAGCAATACTATAATCCAGATTTAGTAATTCCTATCCTAGATACTACTACAATGCAGCCTACAGGACAAACAATAACTTTTGAACAGTTGTATGACTATATGTATTCATTATATGTTAAAGCAGCAACCGAAAGAGATCAAAGATTTTTATAGTATACTATAGTAGAGGTTATTAGATGAGTGATTACAAAGAATATGTAGTCTGTTTAAAACAAGGAGAAGATGTAACTAGTTTTAGAGAGGATATGGAAACTCCTGGAGGAGCACTCTATATTCCCAATAGATCAGTTACGTCTACTTTTAAAGTTGATATTAGTAGAAACACTACTTATCTATTAACCAAAGAAGAAGCACTAACACTAGCAGAAGATCAACGTGTGTTATTTGTAGAGCCAAAACTGCCTATGATGGTAACACCACACTACACTAAAACTGCACAAATATTTAGTAATATTTTCAGTTCAAATCATTTAGCTTGGGGAAAGTATAGAACCGCTGCCAGACAAGCTAGCAGCAATATTTATGCTCTTAATACTACAAGATTAGGTAGTATTAATGCAGGGTTTGGTAGCTATCGCAACGGTAAAGATATAGACGTTGTATTATTTGATGATTTAATATTAAGTAGTCACCCCGACTTTAATGACGCCTACGGCCAATCTAGAGTTATTAATTATAACTGGCACGCTCATGCTGCTAGTGTAGGTTTTACTGAAAAAATAGGCCAACAATACGGCTATGCTAGAAATTGGGATGATAATCATGGTACTAGTACAGCTAGTATTATGGCAGGATTACGCTATGGTTGGGCACCAGAAGCAAATATCTATAATATTCGTGGACTAGGATATGGATCAGGTAGATATGATCCTATAGCCTATGGTGCAACTGGTAGTATCGAAGGAGCTATGTGGTATATTTATTATTTTCACATAAATAAACCACTGCACTCTACCTGGGGTAATAGAAACCCAACTATTGTTAATGCTTCTCTAGGTTACCAATATTGGATAACTACCGGTTCAAGTTTATCAGCAAGTAGTAGAACTGAAAATAGTACATTTTCTTTTCCTACAGTAGTAAATATTGTAGGGGCAGATGGTGTAACATATAATAATCCTGGTAATTGGTCACTGGCCGCACTACGTGATGATCCATTTCGTATTAATTTAGTAAATGGCAATATGGCTAATGGTGGTGATGGTCAATTATATTGGCTTATAGAAGCCTGGATTCCTTGGGTTGAACAAGATTTTATTACTCAGCAAAGTTTAACTAGTGGTATTGTTTGGACAGCATCTGCTGGAAACAATAGACAATACTATGCTACCCCTAGTGATCCATACTATAACGTAAGAGTTAATTTTACTGATGGTGGTTGGCTATATCCAAATCGCGGATCTATGCCAGCTTCAGCAAGTACAAGTGTAATGGCTGCTGCATTAGAGTACTATGATAGACCAGCAACTTATACTGCTAGAGGTACTAGACCAGATGTGTTTGCTCCTACATCTTCTATGGCAGCATACGCTAATACTTCTTGGGGATACTATCCAACAAATTCTAGTTACGGTATAACCATATTTAGTGGCACTAGTAATTCTAGTCCAGAAGCCGCTGGAGTGATTGCTTTATGGGCTCAACAACAACGTGAGACTGGAAACTATAGCAGTATAAATGGTGCAACAGCAAGAAACTTATTTAGCAACGGTACACTATCAGTAGCTCAACTACAATCTGACGGAGGCCCTTGGTATAGTGAATACAGTAGTCAGTACTCTAATAATAGAATATTAGCTGCTGGCACCAGCTCAAATGCTAGAACTGTAATACCAACGCCAGTTACAGCTAGCAGTATACAAACAGAATTAGGTGGCGGTAATCCTATTGCAATCAGTGAATATGTAGCCGCAACACCAAAAACTTATGGTAGTTTAGCCTATGCTAGTAGTAGCAATATAACAGACGAAGAATTTGATATAGTTAGTATAACAGTAACTCCGTCTACAAACGGTGGCGAATATAATATAACTGTTAAAAGTAATATTACAGCTCCTAGTAATATTATTATCTCAATTACTGCTAGTAATTATGTGGCCGGAGCTGGAGCTGGAGCTGGTACACTAACTAACTTTGAAACTGTAATTATTAAACAAGGATCTAAGGTTGCTATAAAATCTGGTAAATTAAATCCTTATCAAGTTGGTAATATAGGACTAACTACAGTAGCTTATTATGGGTGGAAACAACTTACTAGTAGATCTACAACTTGGCTAATAGGTGCTAATAATGCAGCTGCTACATATAACAAAGAATTTTATTCACTAAGTCCAAATACTACTACAGTAGCACAAGGATCACAAGTAACATTTACTGTTCATACTGTTAATGTACCAGACCAAACTTTATATTGGTCAACTAGCAATGCAACTTCTGCTAATAGTGACTTTACAGCAACTAGTGGCAGCTTTAGTTTAGCTAATGGTACCGGCACTATTACTATAACAACTACCAGTACAAATACTATACTTGCTGATAGTAGTAACTCATTTGCTGTTGATATTAGAACTAGTAGCGGAGGACCTATTGTAGCTACTTCAAAAGTAGTTAATATACTTAATAGTGGGCAAAAAGTAACACAAGTTTATAGTTATACAGGAAGTAGCCAAAGTTTTGTAGTTCCTAGTGGCGTAACTAGAGTAACGTTTAAGCTATGGGGGGCAGGAGGCAGCGGCAGAGATCACTATGGTGGCAATGGCGGTTATACTCAAAGTACACTAGCTGTTCAAGCCGGACAAGTTTTTAGTATTAATCCTGGTGAAGCTAGCTGGATTAGAGATGGTAGTACTAATTACGGTGGTGGTAGACGTAGCTACTATGATGGTGACAATGGTGGTGGAGACGGCGGCGGTCGTAGCTGGATTACAAGAAGCGGCATAAGTGGAGACATACTAACAGCAGGCGGTGGCGGAGGTGGTGGTAGCTTTGGCACTAGTACATCACAAAATAGTAATGTTATAGCTAGTACTTTTACAAACGGTGGTGGTAGTGGTGGAGGACTAATAGCAGGCAGTAGTCCTGATATGCGAGGCGGTGGTGGTGGCACTCAATATGGAGCAAGTGGTAAAATCTGGGGTTATATTGGCAACGGCAGTGGTATTGGCTATGATCAAGATAATAACTATATTATTATTCCATCAGGGGGTGTTAGTGCTTATCAAGCCTATGGTATACAATATTTAGGTGGTAGAACTAGCACTGGCTGGACTGGTGGAGGTGGTGGGGGCGGTTACTATGGTGGTAACGCTGGCTTTGGCACTGACTATGGCTATGCTAATTATATTTCACATGGTGGTGGCGGAGGCGGTAGCGGCTGGGTTGGCAGAAATGGCTCTAGCATTTTAACTGGCACTAACTACGCTACTTTAAGTGATTATGGAAATGTAATTAACTTAATGGATGCCAGTGGTCGTACAGACAGTAATACAGGAATAGTGTACTATAATACTGCATGTGTGCAAAGTCCTGCTGCACCTGGCCTAGTAGCAAATAGTTTAGATAGTGATTATGGCAGCAATGCCGGTCGTGGCAGTGTACAAACTACTCCTGGACACGGCAGAATAGTTGTAATATATTATGTATAGTTGTAATAATACCCTGCCTAAAAAATTAGTTGGGCAGGGTATTTTTTATTATTGACTTTAGTTAGCCCTTGTGGTATAATAGGTTAAAATCATAAAAGCGTCAATAAATTTTTACTTGACATAAGCAACACTAGAATATTAGTGGCGGCTAGGTCTTAACACAGTAGATGTAAACCACTGCTAATAGAAAAGGAGCTGCAATGGTTGAAGTAGAAAATCATAGCCTGATACAGACACTTTCTGTAGCGGGTATGGCTATAATTGCCCTTTCAGTAGGCATACAAAAGTTAATTAAAGATTGGCGTAGTACTGATGCAGAAACCAGTGTTATAGAAATGATGCACAAAGAGTTAGAACGCATGGGTACGCAGAACGCTAAACTTACAGATGAATTAACTAAATTACAGAATGATATAGTAGAACTAAACAGTCAGCTTACAAAACTTAATATAGAGAATAATAAGTTGCAAGAAGAAATTGCTGCGCTTACTAGTGAACTTAATAGTTTTAAAAAATTAGCAGCACTAAGAAAGGTTAAGGTGTAATATGGCTCGTAGCAGATTAGTTGATCCAATAAATGATTTAATTAGTGATGGTGGTGCTATATTATGGTCGTTTGTACAAGGCGAACAACTGGAATTTCCACTTACACTTGGTTTTGTAGAAAACATACTTATTACCGATGCCATTATAGCAGATCCTACTAAGGGATATACACTAGAAGCAAAAGTATTAGAGGCTAATAATGTTGCTAATCAATTAGTAAAGCCTACAGCTATTAAAAGTGGTGGTATAGTAACACCTATTACAGTTAGAGTGCCTTATTATGCTGGAGTGTGGAGCGCTGGTACAGTATATTTAAGAGAAGATGTGGTACTATATAGTGGTGCTTATTATAAATGTTTAATAGCT